AACCTAGAAGATGGTAGGTTATTAACTGTAAAAGAGGAAGGTATTATTGATTCTGTAATGGAAAAAGAGGAAGAAGTTAAAGAGGAAGCACCAGCACAAGAAGCTGAGCCAGTAGTAGAGGAAGAAATTGCAGCTTCTAACAAACCTACTGAAACAGTAGCAACACCTAAAAAGGTTATTGAAGCAATATCAAAAGAATCTTATTTCTCTAGCGAAGATATGGAGAAAATAGGTAGCCTAATAGACATTAAACTTGCTGAATTCAAAAACAACCTAACACTATCAACTGATGTACAAAACGAAGAAAAAGAAGAAAAAGAAGAAAAAGTAGAATTGACAACAGAAGATATAGCTGCTGCGAAACCAATAACACACAACCCTGAAAATAAAACAAAGGTGGCTGGTGTTAAATATGCGCAGAACAGACATCAATCTACTTTAGATAGAGTTATGGAAAAAATATGTAACATATAATATTAATTTTAAAATAAAACAAAATGCCAAATCCAGATGCAAGTACTAGCTCTTATGCTGGGGAATTTAGTGGTAAGTATATAGCTGCTGCCCTCTTAAGTGCTTCGACATTAGACAAAGGTCTAATAACAATTATGCCAAACGTAAAATACAAATCAGTATTACAAGTAGGCGCTTACGATGATATCGTAAAAGATTCAACTTGTAGCTTCTCAGGGGCTGGAACACTTACTCTAACAGAGAGAGTTATTCAACCAGAGGAATTCCAAGTGAATGTAGAATTATGTAAAAAAGACCTCCACGCTTCTTGGGAAGCTGAACAAATGGGGTATTCAGCTTTTGACAACTTAGCGCCAAACTTCGAACAGTTTGTATTGGCTCAGACAGCTGCAAAAGTTGCTAACAAAATTGAATCTAATATATGGGAAGGGGCTAACGCTACTAACGGTGAGTTCGCTGGTTTCTCTGATTTATTAGATGCTGACGCTACTGTTGTTGACGTAACAGGGACAACAATCAATTCAGGGAACGTAATAACAGAAATGGGTAAAATAGTTGACGCTATCCCATCAGCTGTCTATGGTAAAGAGGACTTATTTATTTATGTAAGCCCATCATTCGCTAGAGCATATATTCGTTCTTTAGGTGGTTTTGGTGCTAGTGGCTTAGGTGCTAACGGTGTTAATAATCAAGGTACAACTTGGTTCACAAATGGTGCTTTATCTTTTGATGGAATACCTGTAGTAGTTGCACAAGGTTTAGGGGCTAATAAAGCTGTAGCAGCACAAAAGTCAAACTTATTCTTTGGAACTGGCTTGATGTCAGACCATACAGAAGTCAAGGTTATTGACATGGCTGACCTAGATGGTTCTAGAAATGTTCGTGTAATTATGAGATTCACAGCAGCTGTTCAACATGGTATCGGTTCTGATATTGTTTGGTACAGAGCGTAAGATTAATTAACTAGATTTTAAAAGGGTAGGTAAATACCTACCTTTTTTTTTAATATTTTAAAACAAAGAAAGATGAGTTGTGATTTAACTATCGGTCGTTTAGAACCTTGTAAGAACTCGGTTGGGGGAATCAAGCATGTGTACTTTATTGACTTTAAAGATGTAGGAAGTTGGGCTGTAGCTGCTACTGATGCTGTAACTGGTATGAGTAAAGCTGACGGAGTAACAACAGCTAACGCTTACAAGTACGAATTAAAAGGGGGTAATAACCTTGAACAGACTATTACAAGTTCTAGAGAAAATGGGACTACTTTTGTAGAATCAACGCTTACAATGGTGTTGAAGAAACAAGATACAGCAACCCACAAAGAAATGAAGTTGTTAGCATGGGCTAGACCATTCGCTATCATTGAGGACTACAATGGGAATTTCTTCC